TGAGATTCAAGATATGATATCAAAATACCCTATTCCAAAAGGGTCAAATACTTACACTCTTGCAAATAAGTATATTGACTATTGGTCTAAAGCCAAAAAGCAAAATGGATATGGTCGTAAAGGATATAGAGACTCCTCACAACAAAAAGTGTATGATGCCGAAAATGCAGCCATTAGAGAAGTCAAAAATATTAAGTGTAAAGTTACGAGAACAAAACTTGAAACTTTAACAAGTGACGGTTACATGGAATGGAAAGACGTTGAAAGATTTTTCAAGAAAGTTTCCAAGTCTGCAACATATCAGAAACTATGTAAAAAGAATAAAGAATCAAAATATATTTCACAGAAAGCTAATGTTTCTTTTTCACCTGTATTGAAAAAACTTCAAGGTCACAGGTTTGGTGGTATGGCATATGGAAATGGAGTAATGAAAATTAATCCGATATCTGGAATGTCCAAACCAACTATTCTACATGAGTTTGCTCACCTCTGCGGAAACATGAACCACGATTGGAGTTTTAGAGCTGACTATCTTAAACTTTGTTCTATGTTTATTGGTAAAGAGTTTGCAAAACTAACTAAAAAAGAATATGCAAAAAGAAAACTCAAAACTACTTTTTCAGAAAAGAAAATAAAGACTGTCGAACAATGGATTGTCTCTTATAAAAAGATGGCTATGTTAAGAAAGGCAAAAAGAGTTTAGAAGTTAAATCGGATTTCAGTTTCTATTTTACTTTTTGATGTTCCATCTCTATTTTTATTTTCTAGTTTTCCCTTTAGAGTGACTTTATCAGTCACTTTAAATTTATACCCTGTCTCCCAACTATAACCTCCTGTCATGTATCCACCCTCAACATAAAGATTATTTTTTGCCTTATAACCAAACCTAAGATGATCGACTACGCCCGTCTTATCCCATGACTTCATACTATACTCGTTTTTATATTCAAGATAAGAACCAGCAAAAACAGGATAAATTAAACCGGCTGAAACGAAAAGAATTAAGACAACGTAAAGTATAGAACGTACTAGGTTCATAGAAGTTTTCTCCATAGAGTGAGGGTTAATATTGGAACAAAACTACTTATGTTAAGTAAAAATCAAATTAGAGAAAATAACAAAAATTTAATAAAAGTTTAACATTAATTCAGTCGAGTAACTGCAAGATACAATCCAACATTTGCAAGAGCATATCCAAAGTAAACAATTGATAGTGCATGATCGTTTTTAAACAGCATCTCAATAGACACATAAAGGTAGATGAAACCTGTTAGTGCAACTAACCAACCACTCATGTTGTTTGATACCAGATTGCGAGTCCAAAGTAAAGTGGAACAAGAAAATACGCAGGAGTCAGTCTCCAATAAAATGCCACAAACATACCAAGAGCTACAACAGTCATGTCATATAAAAATGTTGCAGGGTAATTTATCCAAGAAATACTATTGATAAGATCAAGACTATACAAAGGCTCTTTGTCCAAAGTGAAAATTCCAATGTTCAATCATCTCATCAAGCATTGTTTCAAAAGTATATTTTGGTGTCCAATTCAATTCATCTCTTGTTCTATAAGAGTCTCCACAAAGATATCTAAGTTCTTCTGGTCGCATAAATTTAGGATTCTGCACAACGTAATCTTTGTAGTCCATATCTAATTTACCAAATACATACTCACACATTTGACGAACTGTTTTAGTTTCTCCTGTTGCAACAATCCAATCATTCGGTACATCATGGTTTACAATTTTATGCATGGCTCGAACATAATCATAAGAGTGACCCCAATCACGGCTACTGTCCATATTTCCTAGTTCAAGTTTATCCTTAATACCTCTTTGTATTTGTACTGCTGTTTTAACAACTTTGTTTGTCACAAAGTTTGTTCCTCTTCTCGGACTTTCGTGATTAAAGAGAACACCATTACAGGCGTGCATCTTATATGCATTACGATAATGTATTGTGAGATTATACCCCATAACTTTTGCACAACCATAAGGACTTACAGGATGCATTGGAGTTTGTAAATTTTGATACCCTTTTACATCAACACTATTTCCAAACATTTCAGAAGATGATGCTTGATAGAACTTTGCCTTTGGTACAACAGTTCTTACAACCTCTAACATATTCAATACCCCAAGTGCATTTGTCTTAATCGTAAATGCTGGAACGTCAAAACTAATACGAACATGACTCATGGCTGCAAGATTATATACGATATCTGGTTTTACTTCTTCCATCACTCTATACAATGAGTGTTCGTCAAGAAGGTCTGCGTAGAAAACTTTCTTCAAATCAGAATAGAACGGTTCTAGTCTTGTACTTTGATCTTCTGCAACGCTATGCCTTCTTACAAGTCCATATACCTCATATCCTTTTTCAATAAGAAACTCTGATAGGTATGAGCCATCTTGACCTGATATACCACTAATTAAAACTTTTTCACTCATTAAAAATCACCTTTTCACTTAAATCACTATAGTTTTCCCACCCTCCTGTATCTTCATTTTCTGAAGGGATTTCATCCATCAAAAGTATACCACGAGCTGCATCTTCTGGTGTCATGTAGTAATGCCAACCCATATACTCAAAATCATCATTCATGTACGGTATGTCTAAGTCTCTGCCATCGTATCTTATCTTCCTCAGATAGTTTGCTTCTCTCAGGGAGTCTGTTAAAATCATGCCACCTCTCCCAATAGGAACTCTTTTCTTGATTTGAAAAGAAAGACAATGGAGTCCTCCTTTGTACATTCCTCTTGTCCATCTTGTTGCTCCATCAAAAATGTTAAATGGTTTTAGTTGATATACTCCATTCCATTTTATATCTTTAAATTCATATTCAAATCCTGCGTGTTTGATTTGCATAGGAACTGAAACATATGTGTACTTTGGTATTTTTATTGTAGGGCATGGAACAGTTTTAACTTCTTGTATCTTTTTCCAGACACCTCCATGCGTTCCAATACCACCTAATTTTTTAACTGAAGTACCTTCTTCTTTTGGTAGATGTCTTTTGACGTATTGTAGGGCTAAAAACAATGCATGAGAACAACAGTCAACTGCAATTCCATACTTTGCACCAGCAAACTCTGCTACTTTTTTCTCGAATATTTCAACAACATCTCTTGGGTCATTCCATTCATAACCCTTTTCTTTTATTTGGTCGAGTTCTGGTCGTTGAAATTCTTTAGGAAGTTGCCCTACAGGCCATACTTTATAATCACTCATTCTGGTCTATCACTTTTTAAAACAAATTTATAACCATGTACGTTTATATAGGGATTGTGTTTTGAGTCTGGTATCCATGTTGCATGAATAATTTTTCTCAATTCTTTCTCATCTATATTTGGGTCTATATGACTCATTTTATTTATTTCCTCTATGTAATGAGGAGAACCTTCAAAGAATACTTTCTGCACCCTGTACCTTGTTTGACGTTCAAATAACTTATCTCCAACCTCTGCTTGATCTTCTAAACTTTGATTATATTCGTGATAGAGTTCAGTTGTAATCTCTTTGAACAATTCAAGTAACTCTGCCTCTGCAACTTTCAAAAGAGTAGATACATCATATGTTGGGTCAATTGGCCATTCTCTTAATCCTACAATATGACCACTATCAATACCTTTATTCATTAGATGTGCAGTTACACCAAATGACTTATCTCCATTGTAGAGTGCATGATTGATTGCACCAGAACCTCTATAACGTGGAGGAGCAGGATGAAAATTAATTGCACCTTCCATCACATACCCTTGCGATAAATTATGTTCTGCTAATATTTTTGGATATCTAAAACAAAGAATATAATCAACAGGAAAAAGCTTATCAGAAAGTATTGCCTTTCCTCTTTCATCTGATTCTATTTTAGTGACAAGTGTTCCCTTAAACTTGAGAAGATGTTTATAAGCAAGTTTTGAAACTCTGCAATTCTCACGACATAAAAATAATATTTTCATAATAAATCCAAGTATGTTAAGTTATTCATTTTCGATTCAAAATAATCCATAGTTTTCCAATCAAGATTATTTATTCCTCCTGCGTACTTGTCCTGTCCTCTTACTATCTTGAAGTAAGAGTCCTCATTTAGAAATGCAGCTGCAAGAGTAAAAGTTGTAAATCCACTAAACACCATATTGTTTTTACCATATACAAGAGTGAGAAAATCCTGAGAGGGATTTCTTGAGTCATTATCAAGAAAATAACTGCTTGCAATTTTTTGCATCAATTCTTTATCATCACCTATAATATATTTTTGATCTCTATAAGAATTATATTTCCATATCAAATTGTATTCTTCATACGTTAGATTGGGTCTGTCTTTTCCCCTTGTATGCATAATCATTGAATTGTTTACGTCTATAAAAACTTTTCTTTGAAATGGAAACTGTGCTTTTTCTAAAGGAACAAAAGTAGGAAAGGCTCTTGTCAAACGATCTCTATATTTTATCATCAACTTTGCAATGTCTATATCAAAGAAGTTTGTTTTGTTTTGTCCTTGAACTGATTCAAACTTAGGAAGTTGTATGTGCTGAAAAACTTCTTGAAGATAGTTTACATCTACAAGATGATTTCCTCTTTTTGAATCATCATACATCCAATTTGGATAATAACCCCAATTGAGAATAATTTTGTCTACGTTTGAATTGTTTTCCCAGGCCAGAGCATTTGCAGCCAGAAACTGCATAATCTGTGTTCCAATTCCACCTCTTACATGATAATCCATTTTATTCCTTCAAGAAAGTTTTGTCTCTTTCTACACCCTCATACGGCCCTGTTTTGTATTCCATGACATAAGTATCATTTTCAAGGATTTCGTAAGTGTGCCCTGCTTCAAACGTGAATGAGACATCACCTGACGACAATATGATCTCTTCTAAGAGAGTATCATCTACATCATAAAAGAATGCTTTTACTCTACCTGATACAACAAACCACGACTCTTGTGCAATGTGAATACTAGGATTTAATTCTTTCCAGATGTGTCTGTGCGGTTTGAATTTTTTTCCTTTTTGTAGATGGAGTGCAGAGCATTGTATAAACTGATTTGGCTCAACAAGATCAATACGTTCTGTTCGTTTATTTCTTTGGGCTTCTTTTTTCCAGACTTGGTGAAGAAGTCTCTCCGAATCAATCTTTGAATAAATCTGTATACTGATATCATACATTCGACATAAGCTCAAAAGGATTACTGACACGAACTGAACCATGAACTGCATCACGAACAACTTGTTCCTCTGTGTGTCCTCTTCTGTGAAATCCAAACACATTTGCAACCACAAGAGTATTTGCTGGAACACTAAAAAGTTTTGGAGTAGCACCCATAGTTTTCATTTCATTTTCTGACACTCGAAAACTTCCTTCTCTGTGTCCAGCACCTCTCCATGACTCATACTTTCCAAGTGCAGATATTGATTGTTTGTAATGCCAATCAAGAATTTCATTTGTTAATCGTGTTGAAAGAAGTCCATATTCAAATGCACCATTCAATTCAACTTCTTTTGGAAACCACCAATATTTGATTGCAGGAAAAAAGACATCGCTATGAAAAGTTTTTTGTATGTCATTATCGTTTGGTTCATTTACAACTCTTTGTACAAAAAGATTATTGTCATGGAGTTCCATTGCATGAGCATCTTCCTGACGACCAATCATGGTAAGAGCTGCATTTGCTATTGCACCAGATAAACCTTTAAGATATGGAAAATCTGATTGGTTAAGTTCATCAATAATATTTGTTCCTGATATTTTATGAACAGGGCCTTTTGGAAACTTTTTAATTTCTTTTTTGAGAGGTTTGATACAGTCATTCGGAACAAAATCATTTACAACTGTTACACCATGTTCTCTTAATTGATAAATGTTTGTAGTAATTCCCTTTGTATTTTCTTGATGAACATACCAAGCAAAAATAATACGCAGAACGTGAAGTCCTCTTTCATTCCAAAGTTCATTTGATAAAACTTTATTTGGGTCACGATAAAATTGTTTCTCACCACTCAAAGCACTTTCAGATGCAATACGAGGAGACATCAAAAGTCCAGGCTTACAAATAATTTCTACAATTTCTTCAAATGATTTTTTGTAATCTAACTTTCTCTCAACTTCTATTTTGTATATTGCATCTCTTTCTTTCTCTGTCAAAAGATTATGACGATCAAGAAAACGTGTAAACTTACAATTATCTTCTGCAGCTTTTATAAGAAGAAACTCATCCCAATTTCTGGCTTCTTCAAATGCTTCAGAATCTCTTGCAGAGATTTTAGTTATCTGAAATGGTTCTTCTTGACTCAATGATGTGTTGAGGTTTTCTGTGATATTTTCCTGAGATGTTGTCATTGTAAAATTCATCTTCCTCTAAAACATTGTGAAGAAACTGCTGTTTAACTTCTTCATAGTTACAGTCACCTCTTGTTGTATGTAAAGAGATAATCTCTCTTTTAAAGTTTTCTTTTCCATGTTTGTCTATATCAGCTTTTAACTGTTCACTCGAACCATAGTAATTTTGCCAGTCACTTGGACTGCGTTGCCTTCTCTTTTTCCCTTTAACCTTTCGTATATTGTAAAAGTATTTACGGCCGATATATCTACGACCATTCAACTCATTAGTTATAATATATACGAAACCTTCAAATTTGTCAATATCTTTTTCACTAAAAATTTCATTCCGAAAAGTCCATGCGTTTTCCATCCTGCAACATCTTTTCTATTTCTTTTGTTTGCTTTTCTATAGCATCATTTTGGTCTTGAAGAATCTTTTTCTGAAACTTCAACTTGTCACTCTCATAATTCTGATCTGCAATATACTGATTAATAATATGCAAGTCAGAGCTAGATTTCTTCATCTAAGATTTCCTCTTCCTCATCGCCACTTTCTCCTAAGTCCTCCTCATCAAATTCATATCCACAAAAAGGGCAATAAGAAATAATACCTTTTGTTTCCCATGTGACTGAAAACTCTGTCGTGCAGTCTGGACAAATAAGAGTTTCTGTGTTCGGATTGCTCATGCGTTTCCCCAAATGTCTTGCCAGTTTCCTGTTAAAGCACCTTTTGCATAATCAGTCGCACGATTTTCAAAGAAGTTTGTATGTATAGGTGCATTGATTAATGTTTCTACCCATGGCAAAGGATTTCTTTTTACTTTGAAAATACCTTTCATACCCATACTTATAAGTCTACGATCTGCAATGTATCTTATGTATTGTTTTACTTCATCTCCTCTTAATCCCTTGATGCTTCCCATCTGAAAGGATAGGTCAATGAACTTATCTTCTAACTCCACCATTTTTTCACAGATACTATATATCTGACTCTTTGTTGCATCATTCCATAAACTTTTATTTTCTTCAATCAACTTTCTGAAAAGTCTTATCATGGCTTCAGTATGCATTGTCTCATCTACAATTGACCATGTAATGATTTGACCCATACCTTTCATCTTACCATGTCGAGGAAAGTTCAATAGCATAATGAAAGAACTAAACAATGCAAGTCCTTCTGTAAATGCAGAGATGGCTGCAATTTTAATTGGAAGTGAAACACCATTACCAACTTTCTTCATAAAGTATTCGTGTTTCTCTCTCATCGCTTCATACTCATTAAACTCATTGTATGTACTTTCAGGCATACCAAGAGTTTCAATTAAATGAGAATAAGCTGCAACGTGCAATGCTTCTCTTGCAACAAAACTACATAACATCATTCTTATTTCTGGTTGAGGAAAGTTTGGAAGATAATTATCAACATAACCTCCTGCAACATCAAGGTCACTCTGCGTAAAGAAACGAAAGATTTGAGTTAGAAAATATTTTTCTTCTACAGTTAATTTACTTTTCCAATCCTTAATATCCTCTGCCATTGGTACTTCTGTATGCAACCAATGAGACTGTTCATGTTTTAACCATATATCATAGAACTCTGGATATTGAAAAGGTTTAAAGTAGTCTCTCGAATCTGTTAGCTTTAGTTTTGTCATGTGTTTGTTTTACCCTTCGCAGGCTAGACAATCTTCACCATTTGCAACGGCACTCATGTCTAGTTCCTGTATTATTTGTCTTTCTATTCTTTTTGAAACTTTATCAGCTTTTCCGACTTTATCGGAACGACAATAGTATAGTGTTTTTAGACCAGACTTCCATGCCAGAAAATGAACAGCATGAAGGTACTTGATATTAGATGTGGGTCTGAAAAATAAATTAACAGACTGTGCTTGGTCAATAAATTTTTGACGATCAGATGCATTTTCGATTACCCACCTCTGGTCTATTTCCATTGCAGTTTTAAAAACGTCTTTCTCATGCTCATCTATAAAGGATAAATGCTGAACCGAACCTTCATTTGATATGATAGATGACCATATATCTTCATAATTTAACTTTGAATTTTCTTCACACTTCTTTTTTATTAGTTTGTCGAGGTATTTATTTTTTGCAAAATGACTACCTGATAATGTGTCCTGTCGATATGCATTTGCACGAAAAGGTTCAATACTTGGAGATGTATTACCCATAATAATACTACTTGATGCATTTGGAGCAATTGCAGTCACATGACTAAATCTTCTTCCTGTACCTACTGCATCTGGAGCTTCTCCTCTTTCAGAACCTAGTTCTGTATTTGCTTTATCCAATCGAGATGAAATATGTTTGAATATTTTTGTATTCAGATTTTTTGCCATCACTCCTTCAAATGGAACATTTTTACTTTGTAGATATGCATGAAATCCTAATGCACCAACACCAATTGATCTTTCTCTCATTGCAGAATACTTTGCACGTTTAACGTGATCTGGAGCTTTGTTAATAAACACCTGTAACACGTTATCTAACATCTCTGCAATATCTCTTATAAACTGTGGATTTTTTGACCACGAATCAAAATATTCAATGTTAAGTGAAGAAAGACAACATACAGCTGTACGTTCTTCATTTGTTGGAAGTATGATCTCAGAACACAAATTACTTTGATTTATTTTTAATCCTTTATCTTTTAGAAAAGAAGGAAGATGCTCATTACTTGTATCAATAAAATGCAGATAAGGTTCACCTGTTTGCATACGCATTTCAAGTATACGTTGCCATAGTTCTTTTGCAGAAATGGTATCCATTACTTTTTTTGTATGAGGGTCTTTAAGTTCCCATGTATCATCAAAGTCTGGCTCTCTCATACATTTTTCAATAATCTCCATAAAGTCATTTGTGATGTTGACTCCATGATGCATATTCAAACATCTTAAATTTTGATCTCCTGTCGGTTTTCTTATTTCAAGAAAAGGTATAATGTCTGGATGCGAGATGTCGAGATAGGCTGCATATGAACCTCTGCGAGTTTTTCCTTGTCGATATGCTAAGGAAGATGCATCATAGAGTTTAAGATGTGGTAGAACGCCAGTAGACTTATCCCCAGCACTCCGAATACCGAAGCCGATACCCACCCCACCACCGAGCATAGATAACCAATTTGTTTCAGAGAGAGTGTCAACGAGGCCTTCAGCAGTATCATTAATATAGTTAAGATAACAAGAGATAGGTAAACCTTTGGAAGATTTTCCATAAGAGAGGATTGGTGTAGAGTAAGATAACCAATGTTTTGAAGAATAGTCGTAGAGTCGTTGAGCATGGTTTTCATCCGTTGCAAAAGTTTTAGATACAAATGCAAATCTTTCTTGAGGAGAGATTTCTTCATCTCTCATATAAGATTCTTTTAGGCGTGTAATGCCTGCTTCACTTAGGAGTAAGTCACGATTTGGGTCTGTTTGTATTCCTAGATATTCCAACTATTTTTCTCCTATGTGTGATTCTATGAGTGGAAAAATAGTTGCAATTTCCTTTGCACATTCCTCTGCCACTTCCATGTGTTCTTTTTGTGTTCCATTTGCAGTTCTTAGTTCAATGTAATGAATCCAACTTCTAAGACTCCCTTTCATATATAGTCTACTTACGGTAAGTCCTTCTGGTAAAACAACTCTTGCTTGCTCCTTTGCAATACCATTCTCTATAGCCCAATCATATGTTTCTCTTACAAGGTCAACTATTTCATCTTGTCGAGTTATCCATTCTTGTTGTAACTCTACGTCATCTGTGTCAATTGAGTTTTGACGATTCTTTTTATCCTGCAATCGTGCTTCTCTATAATCAAATGCAAGTTCTCTTGTAGGGTCTGCATATCTTTGACTGAACTCTTGAAAACTAAAACTTCTATGTCTTAGTATTTGTCTTGCAATATCTCTTGTTGTTTCAATCTCAAGAGTTGCATCAACCATTTCAAGTGGACTCCAATGTTTGTTTTTAATGAGATAATTTACTAACTTTGCTGAGGTATCTATATTATTTTGATTTGATGGATTTGACACTCTTGCTACATGAGCAATTTGGTGTAAAACCTTTTCACTACTTTCAAACCAACTCCAATCTGCACTTTTAGGGGCTGTATAACTCACAAGTTCAACTTTCATATTCTTTTCCATTCATTAATTTTTAATTGTAATTCAAGACCAGAGAAGGTTTTTTTATTTATGGTATTCATAAGTTCTATTTCTGTCATTCCACCCTGTATCATGTCATTAATATCATTTTCTTTTATTTTTTTATCCCAAACGCAAACAGAAAAATTGTGACGACTTGCCTTCTCCATAATCTTGAGTATCTCACGATTACGAGGTTCATTGTCAAATATTAAAGTTGCATTTTTACGATTAATCACCTTTGAAATAACGGATAGATTTGATGAACCAACAGCAACACAGTTTGGAAGAAAGAATGAATCAAGAGCTCCTTCAACACAATATACTCTTTCATTCATATTAACCATATCAAGATTAAAAATCATAGGATAGGATTCATTAATTCTAAGTGCAAGATATCTAAGATTACTTGTGTCCGTAATGTCACGACAAGTAACACCAATCAAAGTTCCTGTTTTTGTATATGCTGGTATAATGATACGAGGTTTATCATCAAGAACCATTCCCTTAAACTTTTCATCAATTGATTCAAGTTTTTGAGAATTATCACAATAGTATAATCGAGAATAAAACTTCTCTGGTATTTTTCTTTTTGCAACATAGGTAAGAGCTGCATGAGGACAAGTCAAAGAAGAAAGTTTTGGAAACAATCCATCAAGATTTGACTGTTTTGAGATCGTCACCTTTGTCTTTTTTGCAACAATAGGAGAGTAACCTTTTTCTTTGAAACTCTCTACTCTCCAACTATTCCAAAGAGAGGAGTCAATCGTTTTGAGAAAGTTACCAAATGTTGAACCATAGTTACAGTTATGGCATTTGTAGTTTAGTTGAACTCCTTTTGTGTAAATGTATCCACGAGCTCTATGTTTGTTCTTTTGTGAATCACCACATATCGGACAACGTAAATTGGCCAAATAAGGAGAGGAGGATTTTAACTTAAATCGTGAAACTCGACTTGAGATAAACCCTGCGTATTTTGTGTCTATTCGTAATGTCATAAGGTATTATACTTATATGACACCGCAAAGTCAACAGTTTTATACTCCTGCTTTACCTGTTACTACAAATAAAGTGAAAATAATTACTCCAATCACAACAAACATACCTGTAAATGTCCAGAACCAATTCATAATCTTTCTCCACCTCAGTTCCTTGTCGTATATCATTTTCTGACGATCTTTTCGTATTTTGCCTTGCAGTCTTATTATCTCATTCCATGCATTTGGGCCGTAGGACAGATTGACAAAATTCCTAAGTTCTGTTTCCATCGCCTCTGCCTTTTTCTTGGCTGCAAATATCTCCATCGCCTCCTGTTCAATCGAAGAACCATTAAAAAGTTTCTTGAAGAGAGGAGGTTTCTTATTCATTTTTTCTGCATGATTTATGTCACTAATTGCACCCATCCATTTACCCATTTGCCCATACATGGACTCAATGTCTTTACCAATAGTCATTCCCTTCTTGATGAAATTAAATGCCGAAGTGGCTGCAGCTATTGCTGTTACAGGGTCGATAATAACCTCCTATTCGTAAACCTTTGTTGTGCCGGGGTCAACTTTTTTGGGAATACAGTAAGCAGTCACATAGTCATCTCTTTGTAACTTATCTTTTGTTCCATAGTTTCCATAAACTTTTGTAACACGACTTGCGAAATAGTTACATCTGTCAACGGAACGGAAATACATATCGTTACTTGAAAGTTGCCTAGTGTCTCCTGCTCCCAAATAAATTGTTAGCAAAAAAACATGAATCATTATCGACCTTTAAAGGCCTCTGACGATTTACTTGTTCCAGCATAAAGACCAAACCAAGCTGCACCAGCACCAACGATTACAGAGATAAGTCCTGCCTGTTGAGTATTTGGGTCTGGAAGTTCCATAAACCAAATGGTTGATTTATAGAGGAGAATGATGTATGTTGTGAGAAAAAGTCTTGGAAAAATTCTCCATGAGTCCACAGCTCTTGCCATGTATATCCAATTCATATACGGATTGCTTCCACTATTGACTGTGTTTGTATCAACTTCTAGGTCGATTTGAACGGTCTTTTTTACATCTGCCATTTTACTATCCTAACATTATTGAAGGCATTTGTGCAATAGCATAACCAATGACTGTGGCACCACCGATTGCCACCCATTTCCATTTTTCTAGTCTTGATATACGATTATCAACCTTTTCAAGTGAGTCCTTGAAACTTTGAAGCTCATCAATGATGTATGTTCGACCTACTTTCAGTTCGTCATTTACAAAAACTTTAAATTCTTTAAGGGAGGATTTGACATAGTTCGTTTCTTGTTCTTGATAGTCAAGCTTAGACTGTTGTACAGTCACAAGAGTACGAATATCATCAGCAACTTCAGACAGTTTCTCAACTGCGACATCAAGTTTAGAAAAGGAATTTCTTACCTGTTCAAACTCTTTGTCTAGTATTGCAACTTTTGTTGTTAATTTGTTAATTTGATTATCTTCTACCACTATGTTTTTCCGATTTTTAAAGTTCTTCAAAATCACATAGTGTTAGTCGTATTTATAATCACCAAATTTTCAAATTAGACAGGAACGATTTTTTTGGAGGATTTGCTTCTTTTTGTTCAGAGGAAACCTTTTGCTCCTCTTTATCTTTCTCAATAGTCGTTTCATAGTAGTCTTTGTAGGCTGCAATAACTGCTTGTTGTTGCATGACAAGGGCTCTTACTTTTGCAAAATTAACGGATAGTTTCTCATATCCCTTATCCGTCAAAGAAAAAAGAACAGGATTAAACTTCTTTTTATCAATATCCTCAAAAACTTTTGTAACATTTTCTTCTGTCACAAGCATCCACGACACTTTATCTAGTTTAACTGTATCCACAGAGGGAATTGATAGTTTTGACCTTTCAATCTCTGTGGTTATCATCTCAACAGGAGGTCGAGAAGAAGCACAAGCACTAATTAAAGAGATTAGGATTAGCGATGTCAGGACATTGCGTATTACTTGCAGATTTTTTATCAACTAACTTCTCCTTCTCAGTTAGAGGGTCGCCAGACAATATCTCAAAACATCTGCCTGCATCAAGTGAACCCTTGTTTATAATTCTTTCTATCACTCTTGGCCTTGCAACTGCAAGACGACCAATATCACGTTCTCCAAGAACTTTAGATACCTTGTTAAACTTATTTTGTGTTTTGGTCACTTCTTCTCTTGCTTGTGATAATGCAAGAGTAAGTTTTTCTGAAACTTCTTTTTGTGCTTTTACATCTCTTTGAAGTGCATTGATTGTACGAACTTGTTCTTCATTTGCAACTTTTTGAAGTGCAATTTCTGATGCAGCTTGTTGAAGTTGTGCCTGTGTATCTTTGTAATAAAAGAAACCCATTCCTCCGACAACTGCCATAACGATTAACATATAGGGCATTATATTCTCTCCACAGTCCAATTAAGTTCTTTAACAGTTCGAACTTCAAAAGGCCTATAATCTTCTAGTTTGACTTTAATATGTTTTGGGGATAGTTTACGAATACTCCGACAAATAAGGGATTGTTTGTCAAAGTCCTCTCCACTAATGGTAATTTTATATCGAGGAAAAAGATGATAACGAAACCATGCTGTAGTATTGTTTATATGATAACGAAACCATGCTATAATATTCTGCATACTTACTCTATAAGACCGACTTTATAAACTGTCTTACCTCCCTCTTTCATTGCAGTTAGTGCCTGTTTTCTATTTAGGAACATACCTTTATCATCTACATGGAGACTTACATGAACCCAACCACTATCAGGAATGCCTGGCGTGTAGAACTCAAGTATCAGTTGGTCATACTGTAGATTATCAAATATCCATTTTGCAACTTCATAGTTTGATGTGCCGGGGCACTCAATATCAACTGCCTCTCCTTTACAATGCTGAGATTTAGACGAACCTCCAACTGCTTCATTTAGTTCTTTTCCACGATATCCACTATTAATTATAGTCGGCCCAAACTGTTCTCTTACAGGTTGAACAACGTGTTCGAACAATGCCTTTGCAGCTTTCAAATGTTTTTCTGTCGGAGTATTGTCAAGTCCTCTGCGTAAAGCAGTTTGACTCTTTGTAAACTCTGCAAGTGTAAAGTTTTTACTTAACTTCATTCAGACAAGTACTTTCTTTTATTTTCCATAATTGATTGCGTATTTGCAGTTTTCTTACGAAGTGCATCTTGTATAATAGGACTTGTTGCATGATCTCCAAACACTTCTGAAAGAGTAACATCTTTTCTTTTTTCTTTATCTTTGAGTGCGGATATTCCATAAAGATCATTTGCGTATAGATTCATTTTCCTTCTCTTTCTCCTTGAGGTTACTTTCTCTTGCTTTTCGTTTGATGTAATTCATAGCATTAATGTATTTATTCTGTGTTACAGGTCGGCCACGTTTTTTTCTTTTCTTATCGTAAAGAGGGTCTGGTGGAAGTGCAACTCCACCTCCTGCAACACTATTTGTTGGTGCATCTTCTTCTTTAAACATTTCACTAAATGTTTTTTGTGTTTTTGAATCAAGGTCATTCATCTCGTTTATGATTCCTTCTAATTTTTGTTTGTCGGATAACTCTGAAAAGTTCTTAGATTCTTTGAGAAGAAAAAGTGCAGCTCCATAGGTTGCAATCTTTGTATTACCGCCTGGAACTCTTGCAATCAATCTTTTGATATTGAATATCATTCTATCAAAGAGAGTCATTGCTTTCTTTTCTGCTGGAGTTTTTGCCTTCTTGAGTCTTTTACCTTTTTCATCAATTAGGCCGAGTTCAAACGCATCCGTTTCATCAAACGGAGTTGTAAGTCTGCGAATAAATTGATAGACGAAAAAGAGATCGACTGCTGTACTCATATCTTTTCTAAAACCTTTTCTATATCTTCATCACTCACAACAAAAAGTGGGTCGATTGTTTCATCTCCCAATCCAATACCACGAATAGGAGAACTCGGCCATTGATTTAAAAATACTAAAAAAGGTTTCAAAAATTCAAGATATTCATAACATTTATAAAATAACATTCGAGTTAAATGTTTTTCTTCAAAGACATTATAAAGAGCAATCAAATGATTTAAAATTAATCTATGATTCATTTCACTCTGTGTACTATATCTCTTAAACAAACGTCTAAGATATTTAATACGATTCACATCTTCTGTGAACTCTAATATATCCACGCATCTAGGATTCTCGTAGAACTTAGCTGCGTATAACATAAAGTTCGAATCATCAAGAGTCTCAAACATTCAACCACTCTAACTAAAAACTGACAATGCCACCCTTTTTATTTGTGTATTTGTCGTTGCCACATAAATATAATTTGTATCCCAAAAAATACTTCCTTGTTGTCCACCTGTAAACTGTGTAGTCGCATTGTTTGAGCCTGGAGTTGTTGAGTTTTCGATAACAACTCTTGCATTATCACCTGTTCCTGTAATCTTTGAAATACCACTAACATTTAGGTTAGAGGAGATAACAGTATTCGAACAAGAGATAGTTACATTAGAACGAGCAGTTACTAATGAACCAGCTGTAAACACAGTATTAGATGGTATAGCACCAAAGAAGTTTTTAACAGTCACCTTTTTACTTGTTGGTGTTCCGTTTGGGTCATCAACAATCATCAACAAATCTGGAGATGCAGATGTTGTTAATGCTGTAAGTGCAGAAACCTTTTTATCAGCCACTTTTTAATCCTTACTAATTAAACACCCTTTGGACTTACTTGGAAAGTTGTAATAACATCTCCAGCAAAGTTTAATAGGTTATTTGATACTGAACCTGTAATCACAAGATTTGCTGTACCTGTTTGTGCAGACATTTCTGGATTGTAAACAGGTGAACCTGTAACACCAATTGATTGTGCATTAATTTTATAAGTTCCTTTTGCTGAACCTGTTCCACCCTGTAGTTTAGGTAGATTGAAAATTAATGTATTGTTCGAACCAGCTACAGTAGATGCAACAGTATTTGAACTTGTAATGTGTGCATTACCACTATTACCACCAGCTGTGTTTGCAAGTCTAATGTACATAAGGTTTGCAGATGCTTTAATCTTTACAGGTGCATTGAATACAACATAAAGATTTGCAGTTGATACGTTTGCAGAAATCACACCATTTGCATTTAACTTAACGTACATTTGAGAGATATCAGGAAACCCAAGAACCTCTGTTCCTGCAAGTGCAACTTTGTCTCCAGCTGCTACAAGAACTTCATCAATAATTCTTGAACCTCTAACTTCTCTACGAACCCAACCTTTTGATGTTGCGATTACGTTTCTTTTCTCTTTCATTGCTTGGCCAAAACCTTGACCAGCAGGAGATGGTTGATATCCGTCTTTATATGCTATTTCGGCACTTGCTGCTCCTGTTGCAGATTGTGTACCTTCTTTTTTAAAACCCCAGCCTGGCATGATTGTTTACTCCTTATCTCTGCGCTTTTCGTGGATTATTACACTACTCGACATAACAAAGTATAACAAAAAATTATTTTTCTTCTTTCATTTTAGGGTCAAACTCAACCTTTGCAGGCTTTACATTTACACCCTTCTTATCTTCTTTATCTTCTTCTTTTTGATCTTTCTTGATTGCCTTACCAATTGCTTTTCTACGATTTTTCAGATATTTATCCGAGTCATCAACATCTCCATCATTATCAATATCGTCATCAGCTTTACCAACAGGGTCAAGTTTTTTCTCTGCAACACTTTTGACTGCATCTAATAATGAGTCTGATATGCCCCAGCGTTTTTGTAATGTACTGTTTGCTTTCATGTCTACTTTCCTAAGAATATTAAAATTCTAAAATACTTGTTCTTTGTCTATTTATGGTTTTTAAAAGTGCAACTTCATTTGGAAATTCGAGTATTTTGAGTTTTAATTTTGTTTCCCCTTTACGAAGCCGATGAAATTCGTTCTTTTCTATATCAATAACTGTTCCCTTACCTATACTTATGGGTAGTTCATTATCTCTTTGAAAAGACCAACCCTTTCCCTCCATAACAATAACTGTTCTTTTTACTTCATCTCTATGCCAAACAAGTTCATCATTACTCACATTCGTATCAAACTCACGAATAGTGCAAATATCCGAAACTCTTGTGTCTTTATAAGGATTCATTTTTACCAGAAAGATGAAGGATTATCGACTTGTAGTCCAACTGATTTTGCAAAACGAGGAACTCGACACGACCAATAACCAGCAGTCATCTTATCATTCTTCTCTGCACATTTATGACGAGCTGCAAAGGATTTACGGGCCACAGGGTCGTTGATTTTAACTTGTAGACCTGTTGTATCACCAAACTCAATTTTCTTAATCTTGTTTGTTTCTGGATTACGAACATACACATAGAACTTCTTTCCACCACCTCTTTTTGGTTTATTGAGCTCTACATCTTTTTCTTCTTCTAATGTTTCAAAATTAACAAAAGGATAATCAAGAGGCACTTCTTCTCCTTCATAGATACCATATCTACCAATGTCCGTACTTAAAATTTCTTCTACATATGGACTGACTTTAATGTATCCCTCAGAGACAAGTTTTCTTGCTGTCACAAAAGTTTGAAAGTATTC